TACTCAAGGACTATTATTGTAATAAAGACGAAGATTCACCACAACAGGCATATGCTCGTGCCTCAGTTGCATATTGTGCTGGAGACTTAGAACTCGCACAAAGAATTTATGATGCAGTATCCAAAGGTTGGTTTATGTTTGCATCACCAGTATTATCAAATGCACCTCGCCCAGGCGAGAAAGCAAAGGCACTTCCTATTTCTTGTTTTTTAGCGTATGTACCAGATTCACTTGAAGGACTAATCGACCACTCAGCAGAGTTGCGTTGGTTGTCAGTCAAAGGTGGTGGTGTTGGTGGACACTGGAGCGACATCAGAGCAATCTCTGACAAGGCGCCCGGCCCAATGCCGTTTCTACACACGGTTGATGCAGATATGACTGCTTACCGTCAAGGTAAAACTCGTAAGGGTTCTTATGCAGCCTACATGGATGTATCACACCCAGACATTATTGAATTCTTGAACATGAGAGTTCCAACTGGTGACGTAAACAGAAAGAACCTAAACCTACATCATGCAATCAATATTACAGATGCATTTATGAGAGCAGTAGAAAGAGGAGAGATGTGGGATTTGCGTGATCCTAATGATTCGGATGTTCGTGAGTCAATGCCTGCAAGAACTCTATGGCAACAAATTCTAGAAGTTCGTTACAGAACTGGTGAACCATATCTAAACTTTATTGATACTGCTAATCGTGCATTACCACACACAATGAAGGCAAAGGGGTTGAAGATTCATGGTTCTAATCTATGTAACGAAATTCACTTACCTACCTCACATGACAGAACTGCTGTTTGTTGCCTATCATCTTTAAATTTGGAGAAGTTCGATGAGTGGAAAGAAACTACACTGGTTCGTGATCTTATTCGTTTTCTTGATAATGTTTTGCAATTTTTTATTGATAACGCAGGCGATGAAATCTCTCGTGCAAGATACTCAGCAACACAAGAGCGTTCACTTGGACTTGGAGCAATGGGGTGGCATTCACTCTTACATCAGAAAAGAATTCCATTTGAATCTTGGGAAGCAAGAGAATTAAACCATAAGGTATTTAAACACATCAAACAAGAAGCAGTTAAAGAATCAAACACATTAGGTTTTGAAAGAGGTGAGGCACCAGATATGCAAGGTACAGGTAGACGTAATGCACATCTACTTGCAATCGCTCCTAATGCAAACTCTTCTATCATTTGTGGTACATCACCATCTATTGAACCATCAAAGGCAAATGCATATACACACAGAACTCGTGCTGGTTCTCATTTGGTGAAGAATAAATACCTTGAGAAAGAATTAACCAAAGTTGGAAAAAATACACAAGATGTTTGGTCAAGTATTATCACTAATGGCGGATCAGTCCAACACCTCGACTTCCTATCACAGAAAGTCAAGGATGTTTTTAAAACAGCAATTGAAATCGATCAACTGGTGTTGGTGGAACAAGCCGCAGACAGACAAGAATATCTCTGTCAAGGACAATCCCTAAATCTATTTTTCCCTGCTGGTGCAGATAAGAAAGATTTACATAAAACTCATTTCGCTGCTTGGAAACTAGGCACGAAGGGTTTGTATTACCTAAGAACAGAAACTTCACAGCGTGCAGAGAATGTATCACAAAAAGTTGCTCGTGATGCATTGAAAGATTTTGAAACACAGGCAATGACGCAAGACGAATGTGTTGCTTGTCAAGGATAAGGAAAGAGGAAAGATGAAAGTAGAAATTTATAGTAAATCGCATTGTCCATTTTGTGAAAAGGCAAAACATTGGTTTGATTCACATGGGTATGAGTATACAGAAATTAAAATGGATAATGAAGAAGAAAGACTTGCTTTTTATCAAAGAGTTCCTAACGCTCGTTCTGTTCCACAAATCTTTATTGATGACAAACTAATCGGCACATACGATCAGTTCATGGAAGTTGCAGATAACTTTGTTAAGAAAAAGGGTGGGGGTTTGATGGAGTTTTCAGAAACTTACAAACCATTTCACTATCCTTGGGCAGTTGAAATCACAACAAGACATGAGAAAGTTCACTGGATTGAAGATGAACTCGACTTGTCTGAAGATGTTGCTGATTGGAAGTCTGGTAAAATGTCTAGTATTGAAAAGGAGTATGTTACGAACATCCTCAGACTTTTCACACAGTCAGATGTTGCAGTAGGACAGAACTATTATGACCAGTTCATTCCAAAGTTTAAGAACAACGAAGTAAGAAATATGCTTGGTTCATTTGCAACGAGAGAAGGCATCCATCAACGTGCATATGCATTGTTGAATGAGACACTTGGATTGTCTGATGCAGAATATCATGCATTCCTAGAATATCAAGAGATGGCAGACAAGATTGAATTTATGATGGATAGTGATCCTAACACAGTTCGTGGACTAGGACTATCACTTGCAAAGTCTGTATTCAATGAAGGTGTTGCTCTCTTTGCATCATTCGTAATGCTTCTTAACTTCCAGCGTTTCGGTAAAATGAAAGGTATGGGTAAAGTTGTTGAGTGGAGTATTCGTGACGAATCAATTCATGTTGAAGGTGTATCAAAACTCTTCAAGGCATATTGTGCAGAACATCCAAAGATTGTTAATGATGATTTCAAAGGACTCATATACGAAATGGCAAGACAATCAGTTAAACTAGAAGATAACTTTGTAGACTTGGCATATAAACTTGGTAACATTGAAGGACTAGAAGAGAAGGAAGTAAAACAATATATAAGATATATAACTGATAGACGACTTCTTCAATTAGGACTAAAAGGTAACTACAAAGTAAAAGATAATCCACTACCTTGGTTGGAGTGGGTGCTGAATGGCGCAGACCACACAAACTTCTTTGAGAACAGAGTAACCGAATATGAGGTTGCTGGTTTGACAGGAAAGTGGGATGACGTTTATGAAGCCGCATAGAGAGGCTTATGAGTAAAAAAGAAATCTTATGTGAATCATGTGATGCTGTTTTTAGAATTCAGCATAACATGGAGGAACACTACTATTCTGTCAAACATTGCCCGTTCTGTTCAGAGGAACTAAATACTGAAGAGCAAGACGAGATTGAGGATTTTGATGAAGATGAATGGTAATGTGGACATACAAAGGAAAAGTGGTAGACGAACTTCCCGCTGATTGTGAGGGGTTCGTCTATATCATAACGAATCTAACCAATAATAAAAAATACATTGGTAAGAAATTAGCAAGGTTCAAAGTAACAAAGCCTCCCCTAAAAGGTAAAAAGAATAAAAGACGTTCAACAAAAGAAAGTGATTGGCGAACCTATTGGGGATCGTCAGAACATTTACTTTCTGATGTTCAAGAACTAGGTGAAGAAAACTTTACTAGGGAAATATTACACTACTGTCAAAGTAAGGGAATGTTAAGTTACTTGGAAGCAAAAGAACAATTCGATAGAGAAGTTCTTCTTACAGATGAATACTACAATGGCATCATAAATGTTAGAGTTGGTTCGTCAAAGGTTCTTCAAGAACACCTGTGCGATTTTGTCACAACACCAATTCAAAAATAACACTAATAGAAACGTCAATAGGACTGCCATAGTCTTATAAATAAATGCGAAACCCCCCAAAGGAGTTGTAACTATGTGGCCTTACACAGAAGAAGAGGCGGAAGCATTAAGCTCACCGCCAACAAAAAATAACTAATAGGGATGCTGTTTTGCATCCCTTTCATCGTTTTATAGGAATGTAATAAAATGTCAAAATGGATTGCAAAACTGTTTCAAACAAAACCAAAAACAACCGATATCATTCGTTTTATTAGAACTGAATATGCCAACGATACAAAACATCTAAGGGATGAGGACGTTCTATCTTATTATGAATACATCACACACAAAAGGAGAATAAAATAATGTCCATAGGACTAGTATTAAATCACACATACAAACAGACTTGTGAAATCTGCGATTGGATTTCTAAAATGGCACAGATTGCATTTGTTGCTGTTATTGCTTTCGGTGAGAGTGCCGGAAGAGCAAGAGCTGCATCGCATCTTTCCAATATGGGATACTATGAGGAAGCAAAGGCGTTGATGTTGAAGGAAGATAAAGACGATTAGTCTGCGAATCACCCAACCCG